AAAAATTATAAAAATAATTTTTCCAAAAGGAGAACCGGGTGCACCTACATCTCAGGATAAAACAGCATCAAAACGAGATGAGGCATATACCGGGTATTACCTAATAACAAACTTATCTCATAAAATAAATCCGAAAACACATTATATTACTATGAATGTAGTTAAGGATTCCTTTTCAAAGACAGAATATAACAAGGCTAGAAAATGATATTTGGCAATAATGAGCTTGTCTGGTGGACTGGAGTTGTTGAGGATAGAGACGATCCAGAAAAACTAGGAAGATGCCGAGTAAGAGTATTTGGTCATCATACTGCAGATACTACAGCACTACCTACCTCAGATTTACCATGGGCTTTACCTATGCAGTCTATAACATCCGCAGCAACATCGGGAGTAGGTTCTGCGCCTGTAGGTATAGTACCAGGAACTTGGGTTGTAGGTTGGTTTATGGATGGGTCGGAGATGCAACGCCCGTTAATTATAGGAACACTTGCGGGCAAACCCTCTCCGTCTGTAGCATCATTGGCTAGACAAGCACAGGATAAATCTATAAACAATGTTGTTAAAAGTTCCGGCGGTGAAGCTTTGGTTAATCAGGATAATACCTATGTAGTAAAAACTGACAAAAATTCTCAACCTAATTTAGGTCCGTTGACACAAACAGATTTAAATACATTTCTTAAAACATTTTCTGAAAAAGTATCAGGTGGAAATTATGCTAAGGAAAGTTCTGCAGGAGATTTAGGTAAGTATCAGTTAAGTGTCAATGCTTTAATTGATTTGGGATATGTTAAAAGATGTCCGGAAGATATAGTTTCAGCTACATGGACTGCTGATTCTAATAATTGGACAGGTAAGGATGGCATAACAAGTAAAACAAAATTTTTAGAAGATACTGCAATACAAGAATCTGCAGTTGTTGCATCATCCAAAATTAATTATAATACTCTATTACGAATGGGGAAAATTTCAGATAAAGATGATCCAAAAGATGTTGCTGGATTATTAGCCACATCATTGGCAATGGGTGTAACTAATGCAGACAAATTAAATAAAAAAGATATTAATGGAAAATTAGCTAAGGATTATTTTGTTGCTGTTAATACTGCACTAGGCGGAAATGCAAGAGATTTTGAATATAAACTAGACACCTCAGGTAATTTTTTACCAAGTACAAATAATACAAATACAAACAATGCTGCTTTAAATAATTCTGCTTTAAATAATATAAAAGGATTCCAAGATCCAAATAAAAAATATCCAAGATCAGATTATACGGGAGTTAGTGATATTAATAAATTAGCAGTAGGTGATGTAACACATAAAAGTTTTAACGTAAAAAAGAATAAGAAAATAGACAATATTCAATTAGCTAATAGTAAACAAACATGGAACGAACCCGACTCTGCATATGGTGCGGGGTATCCGTATAATCAAGTTACAGAAACTGAAGCAGGGCATTTAATAGAATTAGATAGTACACCTGGGGCAGAACGAATACATATATTTCACAAAACAGGCACATACATAGAAATAGATGTTAATGGTTCAATGGTAAGAAAAACGGTTGGCGATAACTATGAGGTTATAGATCGTAATAATTTAGTGTATGTCAAGGGTGCACAATGTATTACGGTTGAAGGCAAAACTAGTATATTAGTTAAAGATGACGCAAAAATTCAAGTAGAGGGCAACTTGGCAGTAACAAGTCACGGTGACACTTTGGTACAAAGCGCGGGCCAAACAAGTATTATTGCCGAAAATTTAAGGATAACCGCAGCTAAGAGTTTTAGTCTAGTATCCGAGGGTCCTATTAGTATGCAGGGCAAAGGAATAAATTTTTACTCTAAAGATGGAGATATTGTTCAAAAAGCTTCGGGAAATTTCTTAATGGAATCGGGAAGAACATCTACCATGAGTATAAACGGAGGATTGGAAACCTTAATAGAAGGTGCAACAGTAAAACAACAGTCGGGCGCAGTTAGTATTGGGCAAATAAATCGTCCAATAGATAAATTACCTGAAAAAAAATCGCCAGATAAAACACCTATTCCTTTATTACAAAGAGAGGTAGTATCTAAAGCAACATTCTACCATGACGCCGGGGATGAGGGAACAGATGCCTACAAATTAAACTTAGAACAACTAGGCTTAATTAACACTAGTATTATCCCCAAAGTAGTTGAGGGCGAGGCAATCCTTTCCGCAGCTACACCTATAATAAAAGTAAATGATGAAGACATTAATAAATTTACATTCTTCCCAAGATCATTTATATTATCCAATAGGGATAACAGAATATTTACGTTGGATGATATGTTAAAAGATGGTGGATTAGTTGCCCAACGAGGATTGACAGAAAAACAAATAGTATATAATTTAAAACAATTAACTGTAAATTGTTTAGATCCTATTAAGGCAAAGTTTCCTGATATGAAAATTAATAGTGTATTTAGACCCGTAACAACTACAGTTACCGGAAACAATGCTGAAACAAGTGATCATGGATTGGGTGCAGCCGCGGATATAAAATTTACAAATACTAGATTTAAAGATTACAGTGACATAGCTCAGTGGATAGTACAAAATATTCCTCATAGACAAATTATTCTAGAATATGCATTTGAGTCTGGAAATAATAAATTAAGATCAGCGTGGATACACATTGCGTTCTTGACTGCTAACGGAGCAATAGTTAAAACAGCCAAACCTCCAGTACAGACATTTGCTAATCATGCATCTGTTTCCAAATCTTTGGTAAATCTAGCATAATAAATATCTAATATGGCAACCAGTAAACAAATAAAACAATTTGCAGATTTGGATTTATCTTTTGCGATTAATCCATTTACCAAGGATCTTTATCTTAAAACAGATGAGGATGCGGTAAAAACTGCAATTAAACATTTAATTAGAACTAAAAATTTCGAAAGATCTTTTCATCCGGAAATAGGAACACAAGTACATTACTTATTGTTTGAAAATTTTTCCTCAGCAGTTAAACTTGCAATGGAACGAACAATAATTGATTCTATAGAAAAATATGAACCGCGTGTTAGACTAATAAACGTAGAAATAGAAGAATCAGTTGATACAAATGATTTGGTTGTTAATATTATTTTTGCTTTAAAGAATACTAGTAATCCGGTTACAATTTCAACACTAATAAGTAGAGTAAGATAATGGCAAATTATAGAATATCAGAATTAGATTTTGATGGAATCAAAAATAATTTAAAACAATTCTTAACAAACTATAGAGATAAAGATAATAATCTTGTTTTTAAAGATTATGATTTTGATGCATCTAGTTTGTCTATACTATTAGACCTCCTATCGTATAATACTCATTATAATGCGTATCTTGCCAATATGGTTGCGAATGAAATGTTTTTAGATTCTGCAGTTAAAAGACAATCCGCAGTATCTATTGCAAAACATTTAGGATATACTCCAATGTCCTTTAGAAGTGCTAAAGCAAAGTTGTCTTTTAACGTGCCCGATCCTGTAGATAATCCCACTACTTTAACATTGCCTAGATACTCTAGATTTACTACAGATATAAATGGTACAAATTATACTTTTGTGAACTTAGATCCTATCACAATTAAACCAATAGATGGATTATACAATTTTACCGATATAGAAATAGTAGAGGGGGAACCTTTACAATATTCTTATAGAGTAGATTTGTCTGGCCCATCCGAAAAATATACTATCCCCAATGTAAATGTGGATACTACATCAATACGAGTAACAGTGCAGAATTCCTATACGGATACTACAACAGAACAATATACACTTGCAAATGATTTATATGGTATAACTCCTACATCTAAAATATTTTATCTAGAAGAAAATCCCTCCGGATATTTTGAAATATTTTTTGGTGATGATAGTTTAGGTAAAAAATTAAGCCCAGGTAATATAGTAATAATAGAATACTTATCTAGCAATGGTGATATTTGTAACGTATCAAGCACAATTATTCAAAACTTTTCTTTAGGTGCTTCTATAGGCGGTGTAATACTTGGAAATAGTATAACAGCAACTACAAATTCTTCGGGTGGAGATGTTAAAGATACTATAGATGAAATAAAATTTAAAGCACCAAGATTTGCATCTTCAACCAATAGAGCGGTAACTGCTACAGATTATAAAGCCATAATAGAAGCAAATTATCCTTTG